GACTTGGGCAGAGCGTCACCGGCATCTTGCAGTGCACCGAGGAAAAAATAGGCTGGCTGTCTCGCGCCTATGAGATGCTCGCTGATTTTGACGAGAAATATTCGCAGAGTAAGAACTTTCCAAAATCAGTGCGTTTGACCACTGTGCAACCATCGGGGACGCTTTCACTACTCCCAGGTGTCACACCTGGCATCCACCCTGCTTTTGCGCCGTTCTACATCCGACGTGTACGATTCGGAGCCGCTGATGGGCTCGTGGACTCGCTCCGCAAGCGTGGACACAAAGTTGTTTGGGACATTGGTTTGGATGGGCGCGAAGACCACACGAAATATGTGGTTGAGTTCCCCTGCAAATCCCCCGAGGGCGCTGTTCTCGCAAAGAACATGACTGCCATAGACCAGTTGGAATGGGTTGCGAAAATGCAGAAAGTGTGGGCAGATAACGCAGTTTCGGTGACCGTCTATTACCGCAAGGAAGAACTTGATTCAATCAAAGAATGGTTGTCCAAGAACTACGACGAGAACATCAAATCGGTATCGTTCTTGCTTCACAGCGACCACAACTTCCCGTTGCCACCGTATGAAGAAATCACCGAAGAGGAATATGACACCATATTTGAAAAGATTGACATGTCTGTTGCCCTAACACCGATTTCGGGTGATGACTTGGACATTGATGCTTGCGCATCAGGGGCTTGCCCAATCCGGTGACAACTATTTCAGTACTCAAAGATGCAAGGGTACACGAGATTTACTATAAGGCTGCTGAAGCAATCTCGCGACACGGTTTGTCCAACAGTCTCGTCTATGACCCGTACACCCACAAAATTGACATCATGGGCGGGATTCTTCTTGCGTGCGGAGCGTCAGAACGCAAACTAGCAGAAGGTTTATTGGAGACGGAAGAATGTGGTGTGCCACCAGTTAACCAAGGGAAAGTACATGTTGCGTACGAGTATGTTGAATCTGCTTTGGCTAAAGACCCGAGTGAATGGTGCGAGAACCATGCGACGCACGAGGCTGTCGCACTGCTTCAAAGGCTTGCAGAAAGAATAGAGATATCTATTCGGATACCTGAATCACTCACTCAAAAAGACTAAGTTGTTCCGTTTCTTTTTCTTTTCTGATTTCTTCTTCTTCGTCCGCTATACGCTTTGTCGCTATTTTTGCATATTCTGAATTAAGTTCACAGCCGAGATAGTCGCGCCCAAGACGCAACGCAACAACACCAGTTGTTCCCGAACCGAAGAATGTGTCAAGAACTGTGCACGGCACCGTTTCGTCAGTTTCGCACTCGCACGCTTTGCCCCAACCAAGTGTTTGTGTTTCTACAAAACCAGCGTCGCCCTTGCCATTGATTTCTTCGTACTCTCCCTCGTATATATTCGGACGGTAACGGGGGTCATCTTCGGGAAGTTCGTTTCTGCGTATTCTTTTTCTATCAACGATTCTTTCCCATGGTGTTCCACATGATGCGCAACAACCTTTTTCACTTGTGCCTGCTTTGATGCACGGTTCCACTAGGTCTGTTGGGAATACTGCGAAATGTGCTTCCTTATAGGGTTTTGTGTTTATTGTCCACACCGACCGCTTGTTTTTGAACGCACCCGTCATCCCGTGCATCGCATTAGGGATTCCTGCTTCTTTACGACTATCAGCCCTCGCACCCCTATTATCGTGCGGATATTTTGCGGGCTCCTTGATTGCTTCCGAATCAAAGAAGTAGTTAGCCTTTTTTGTCAGAAGGAAGATGTATTCATGTGCCTTGGTGCATCGGTCTGTTACTGACTCTGGCATCGGATTTGGTTTGTGCCAAATGATGTCTTGTCGCAAAAACCATCCGTCTTGCTGTAGAGCCAAAGCAACACGCCACGGGATGCCGACCAAATCTTTGGGTTTCAGATAGCCGTCATCGCGCCCGATGCGGGAACGAAAATCCTCATTCTCTCCACCAGCATTGGAAGCATTTGTGGACGCAATGGTTTGTTTCCATCCGTTACCGTTGCTTCCCGCATACGAGTCACCCAAATTAAGCCACAAAGTGCCATCATCACGGAGGATGCGCCGCACTTCGCGGAACACGCCAACCATATCTTCCACATATGAATCAAATGTTGGTTCTAATCCAAGTTGGTTATCAATCCTGATTGCCCCACACCTACGGCAATAGGATTTATAAATACCGTCCCCGATTGCGCCTTCTAAATTCCTTTGACCAGTGGATGTTTTGTCGCTTTGTTTACTATCGCGTTTGTGCGAACAATTAGGGTCTCCGCCTTCCCATTTGCCTGTGCCGTAGTCACGCAAACCCCAATACGGAGGAGATGTGACTACGCAATGAATCGACCCATCGGGAATACTTTTTAAAGATTCTCGAACATCACCCAAAAGAATTTTTGGGTTGAGCACAAGGGGCTGTTCTTGGACGGCATTATTCTGCAATTCGTCAATCACCACAGTTTCATTCCCCATCAGGGGAACAGTCTACTTAGAGGTCTTGAACCACGCAAGTACACGCTGACGAAGCGACTTGGACTTCAGGTCGTTGGCATAGATAATGACAGGATTTAGAACATCCTGAACATACTTTTCCGCCGCACTGATGTCTTCAGCCACTGCCGCCGCCACAGACTGAGTGGCGTCCTTTACCGCTTCTGCGGTATTGGATTTAACAACAGCCTTGGAAGGACTCTTTTTAGGAGTAGCCTTCTTTTTTGCTGGTGATTTCTTCTGTTTTGGGGTTGATTTCTTCTTTTGTGCCATGACAGCAAACTACTACATTTGGGCTACCTAAAATGAAACACCCTAGTTCTTTTACGACCAATAAATATGGGGTATTTTGGACTAGATGGAAACTGGCTCCTACAAAACGGACATAGACAAACTAGCCCTTGCTGTTGAGGCGACGAAAATAGCCAAGCAACAAACCGTTGACGAGGAGGGAATCGGTCAAGATATAAACATAAATTTGTTTAGTTGGAAACAGGACAAACTCGTATCAATAATGCAACTCATGAAGACACATCAGATAAGCCGAAATGAGCGTTTGGAAAAGTTGACGCAAGCAGCATGCATAAAGCGACAAGGTTGGGGTGTTGATTCATTTACATTTGTTGCCGAAGGATATTGTTCTTTAAAGCCATCCGAAACAAAAGACCAGGATTTGGCAAGCCTTTTTGCAAAACCGAATTCGCCTGTTTCGGAATGCATATCCTTCACGCATTTTGGTGAAGAACCCGTATTCGTGTCAGTTCCTTACTCAATCAAAATCGGTCGTGTGGTTGAGTTCGGAAAGGCTTTACGGTACTCTGCCCTTAATGTATTGAGAGACCTAACATATGCAGCGACGCTAAACGCTGCATTAAAGTTGAATACCGACTCAAATCAACCCGATGAATACAAAGAATCATTTTACGCAACCCTCGCGGACGCAATTACGGATTTGGGTTTTGAAATATTCTACAGAGACGATTTATGAAGGCGCACGAAATGGATTTTACGAACTATCAATGGAGAACAAGTCAAACTGCTATTTACCCAAAAGAAAAAATGTTGGAGTATCTTTCGCTCGGTCTTGTGTCAGAAGCAGGTGAAGTTGCGGGCAAAGTAAAGAAAATTATTCGTGACCACGATTCAAAATTGACAGTTGAAATGAAACAGGCTCTAGCGGCGGAAATAGGCGATGTTCTGTGGTATGTTGCCCAACTATGTTCTGCGGTTGATATGAATATGGGTCTAGTTGCCCGAGACAACATTGAAAAACTTCTAAAGCGTCAACAGTTAAATACTTTAAGTGGAGATGGAGACAATAGGTAATGGGAAAGAAAAATAAGAAAGTTTCTCGTGGGGCACAACAACGAACACGCTTCAATTACTTAACAAAAGAGTATGAGACAGTGCCGGGAACCAAAGCAGGAAAACGGAGAACCCGCTTGCCGTACGGTCATCCACTCAGAACTCACGACCTTGCGCCGAAACGAAAACGCAGAGAAGGCAAACGGGATGACGATTGAACCGAATGAACCCCTAACACTAATCAAAGGCGTTGAGATAGGTCAGATTCCTGCGACTCCGCTGATACCACCGATGAGCGATGACATCGTTAAACAGGCATCCGATTTGTTGTTGAAGTTCGGCGCTCATTATGGTTTCCCTGTCGCCTACAAACAGGAGCAGAACGGTCGCCTGATTCAACACGTACTTCCCAATCCCAAAACGGAATTCGCACAAATTTCTTCATCTTCCAAAGCATTGCTGAAAATGCACACAGAAACAGCATTTCATCCGCATAAGCCAGATGTTCTTATTTTGATGTGTTTACGCGGAGATAAGAATGCTCCAACCACATACGTGAATTTTGGGGACATCTTAAGAAATATAGATGTCGGATTGATGTACGAGTTGATGCGCCCCCAATTTTATATCCAACCCGACTTATCCTTCAAGGAAAACAAAAAACAATACGATGAATGGTTGGTGCCGGTCATTAATTTCAAACACAAAAAGTTTAGATTCATTTTTGACGAAGACCTGATGAGGGGGAAAACCGAAGTTGCGAATTCCGCTTTGGAATGTTTTAAGAAATTAGTTGACGAGAATATAAAAGAAATTGTTCTTGAAGATGGTGATGTTCTCATTATTGATAATCATCAAGTTGCTCACGGCAGGAAGCCTTTTCAGCCTCGCTATGACGGAACAGATAGATGGTTGATGAGATTGATGGTAAAAGAACAACTTCCCGATAAGAGGGAATGTGTGGTTTCAACCCACCCCGTCATTACTACTGAGTTTTGCTCCCCTCAGAAGGATAAGGTCGCTTTTACAAGCGCATAGTCTCGCTCAGCCCTAATCCGCGATAGCGGTTTATTGTCCAAGCAGATAAATGGGTGTTCCACTGCCCTCATAAGAACGAATTTGTGGAATGACACTGAAGCGATAATGAAGAGAAGGGCTGTTATCAAAAAAAGCATTCATTTATAATAAATTATCCACTTGTGAGCGTTTGCACTATTCGGGGTGAATGTCTTCACCTTTCTCTTCATCGTCTTCCCCGCCTTCGGTCAACGCAGGGAAATCACCCAACAACTTATTCACCGTCGTCTCCTCAATCACGCCAGAATCACGCATAATCGCAAGCAATTTCTTTGCTTCAGCCTCAGCGTCAAACTTCTCAGAAACTTGTGCACCGGGAGCACCAGCCAAAACAGCCCGCAACTGATTCTGCGTGGAGTCCTGAACATCCATACGAACATTCAAATTGTTTTGCTCCATTCCCAGCAAACGAGCACGCCTGTCAATAATTGACAAAATAGTTGACACCGCTTTGATGTCGGGCTCCACAGACACCTCGGTGCCGTCATCCAACTTGACCTTTCTGTGTTGCGTTAGCGGCCACACTGCGCTCTGAAGGGCATCCAGACGCTCCAGTTCCATCTGTAAGACCTCCGGATACGCCATGAGCGCTTCTTGGCTCAACCTGCCCAATTGTCGCCGTATAGACGAACTGACAGCATTGTTGGTCATGCCAAACCTTCTTGAAATTTCTGCGGTGGTGATACCAGCCTGACGCATTTTGAATATGCGTACGTCTCTTTCGGCTAGGAACTCACGAGTCAAACCCTTTTCTGTCATATTTGGTCTCTCACATCAACTAATTCAAACGGAAATACTTTACCCCTTCTAAGTTTAGTCGGAAATGGTCGTTCGTCTCGTGCACCACGAAAATGTCGCACATCGTAAACATATTCCCCAACAATTGTTGGGTCGGGATGTAGCGAAAGACCGAATTCCGGCCACCGCGACCAAACAGCAGACCCGAACGGACGCAAATCCCTCGTGCTCATTGACGAACCCAAGGGCGCATGGTGCTCCAACCACAATGCGCATTTATGGTAGTCGCGAATCATGTCAAAGAACTTTGCCACCTGAACGGCAACAGCCTCTGATGTTCGCCCGCCAGGGTCTACAAATGATTTATATAGAGGTCCAACAACAAGAAGGTCTGGCTTGATTCTCTCTACAGCCTCCTCAATTATTGCCCTGTCTTCAGCCCTCAGTAAATCCACACCAGCAGGCTTGATAAGTATGTGTGCATCAACCTGCTTCACATGACCGTAACGCAATGCCGCGTTCATGATATTCGTAGATGTTCGTCGGATAATACGCTCTGGATTTTCAAGGTCAATAGTCAGGGTGCGAATAGGTTTGATACGAGAAAAATTAAACGGATGAAGACCTGCGGAAGCACAAATCGCTACCTGTCGCGCAAGCATGGTTTTGCCGACTCCCTCGGCTGCCACCACCATTATGCGTTCACCTCGTTCAATCAGATTGTCAATAACCCAATCAAATTCCTCGTCTGCCGACTCACCAAGGAAATCCTGCCAATTAATGAGTCGTCCTCGGTCATAGTCGTTCTCGCCTTTGATTTGATTAAGCAACATGGTCGCACGAGAAATTCGCGTATCTTCAGAAAGGTCTTGGCGCAATAGAACTTTGGTGATTTGCGAGGCTATGGATTCAAGTGAAGATGTTGCATCCGATAAAGCCTGTTCATCTGACTCTTCATTCTCTTCGTCTTTTCGTTCTGCCGAATTGAGAGGCTCTGCATCTTTAAAATCAATTAGTTCTTCAAGATTCCCTCCGTTTGCCAATAGTTCGGAAACATCCTTAAATTGTTTAGGTGGCACAAATGTGCTCACCGTACATCCAACTTTTTGTAATCGGCGTTGTATCTCTTTCGCATGTTCCCAACCCGGTACATCATTATCGGCGATGATGAATACTCCGCACCCACGAAGAATTTCGGTAAACGAATCCTGCCATTTGCCAGCGCCGTTTGGCGGAGTCGTTGCACACCAGCCGAGTTTGACCAAATTATCTGCATCTTTTTCGCCTTCAACGAGCCATATCACTTCGTTATTTTCACGAGCCTGAATAATTTCGGGGAGACGATATAGCGTTTTGTCTATATTCTCCAACGAATAAATCCATTTTTTGGGATTGCTTGGGTCGGGTCTGCGTTGCTTAAATGTTTTCTTTCCCCATTGGTCTACGAAACGCTGTTTCTGATAAATAACTTCGCCTTTTTCGTTTCGGTAGTCATATGTCGCAACAAGAGAAAGTTTCCGCTCCTCCTTGCGTGGGGGATAAAGGTCGGTGACTTTCATGCTGAGGGATGTGCAAATTTGCACCACATCACAACCGTTACCACGGTGACATGTGACGAGGACGCGACCGTCATTCCCTTGCGCAACAGAGAGAGAGGGATTTTCATCATCGTTGCGACATGGGCAACGCGCCTGCCAACCGGCGCCAGTCTTTTTTACGCCGTTAAGTTTGTTTAAGAACGACTCAACTGTCGGAGAAGCAAGTTGTGTCATTCTGATTCAATCATTTCATCTTCAATTACCACTTCGTATTGGACATTGGAGCGCCTCTTTTTTCGGTCAGGATTTTGTTCGTCTCGTTGTTTTGATTTGCGTTCACGTTCTCGTCGTTTTCGTTCAGCATCCCGCCAACGACGACGGGCACGAATCGCATTTATGGATTCCACCTCGGTACCATTTCCTGTTTCCCACGGTTTATAAGTAATACCTAGTTCTAATCTACGGTATTGTCGCTCCGTTTCCGATAATCCACCCCAAATTCCGTGCGACTCATTCTCTAAGGCATAGTTGAGACAGGGCTCCCTGACTTCGCATGTGGAGCAAATCTTTTTTGCTTCCTGAATTAACGCACGCATCCTATTTGACATTGTCGGTTTTTCCACGATTGGATAAAAGACACGAACTCCGTGTTCACGGCAAGCGGATTTGGATGAATCAAATGGGAGAGATGCGCGGAGGCTCTTGTTCATGGGCTCCAAGCATAACCACAGACCAATTCAGATGTCAACGATATTCTGCGATTTTTTGATTATTGTCAGCGCCTGCCCGTAGTCAAGCAACACAGTCATGTAGTTCACCGTCAAGTCTCCCTTTTCGTCAACAGATGACACAATTTCTATGCTTTCCTGCGGACATCCGAGAGCGTGTGCTAATGCTGACCGTGTTTGCGCAAGCCTTATCTCATCAACGGCAACATCGTCATAGAAGTCCCACGGTTCTTCGGTAATCGGGGGAGGTACAACTGTCAAGGTGCGGAGTTCTCGCTGTTTTTCTGTGGCGATAACGCACCATGTGCACGCTATTTTGTCCGTTTTTGATGGGCGTTTACGAACCTCAACATGCCCACATTCAAGGATATGCTGATACTCAACACGACCCCACTGCCCTACTCTAACTATTTCTACTACCTGTTTTTGTGGAGCAGATTTTTTATTGACGCTCATTAAAATTTATTTCGTTTCCTGTAACTTCTCGCCTTATCTTTGGCGGTTTCGGTATTCGCAACAAACTGTCGTCCTCGCTTGTCGCCTTGAATCTTCTTGCGATTCGTGGCGGCACGCTGAGCAGGCGACAACCTTCCCCATACCTTATCGGGCAAATACCTGCGCATCTTGCCCCCACGCAAGGCTGGTTTGCCGTCCGAGGTTCTCCACTTTTCTCGTCCCCACTTTTTCAGCGACCGTTGCTTCTTGCTTGGGCGTTTACCCTTCTTGTACCCCCCACCCGCTTTCCTGTATCGCAACGCCACGAGTTGTGCTTTACGAGCAGACCACTGACCGGGTCGCCCACCCTCCGAACCAGCCATCACGCGAGCCTTGATGCGTTCACGCAACGCGTTGTTCGTGTATGGCGATTCGCTTTTTTCTTGTGCGTTGGACATCACGAGATAGAAGTCGTGAACCGATTGGTTGGCATCAAACATAGATTTTGTACTTGCCTTTCGTATGGGTGTACCGAGAACTTTTACAGACAACTTATCCACTCACCAATTTTACAGAGCCCCACGCCTCACAAAATAAACAGGCATCAACCCCGCTGAATACGAATAGCACCCTCAACAATCAAATCATTTAAAGACATTACTTTCAGGAGACCGAGCAATAACTCCGCCTCCCAATCACCAGCCTCGGCAGCAGACGACAAAAAATCCACCACATCCTGCTCCGTCTTCGGGTCACGCACCACGTACGGCTTAAAACCCTTCGGCACAATATTTGACCCAGACAAACGCACCCCCTGCGGTTGGGGTTTCTTGGGATGCTCAGGACGCTTTCGCATTAGCCAACGGCAACAAAAACTCGTCCGCCTCCCACATACAACCAATTGCCGAATAGCCCGCAACATCCATGAAATTATCAAACAGCGACTCGTTCTTCGGGTCAACACCCTTGGCAATGATGTTCTCTAAACGCGCAATCTTGTCGTGCATACGCACCAGCAAACCACGCGAACCAAACCGCGCAACATTGTCATGCCCGTAATCCGTCTGCTTGTTCACCAAAGTCTCATGTACGAACATCTGTCGCATCGGACGGCTACAAAACTTGCGTGACAAAACCACTCCAGTTGCGCCCAAGTCGCGCCAAAATGCAAACCGCCCCAAATTTGGGTGAATTGGCTGGTCAAAAAACGAACCAATGCCGTCGTCAACCATTTTACGCAAATCGGTGAGATGCGGTTCATACTCCGCGTCCTGCATCTCGGCAACAACATCGTAAATGTACTCCAAGGCACACGATGCAGCGTCCTGCCAAACACCGCCCATAACGGGGGCTTTTCTGCTCCAAAAACTGAAGTCCGACGAAATGATTTGGGTAGCGGGAAGGTGTGCCATGACTGTAGAATCTAGCACCATGAGCAGTAACCAAATGAACACCGAAAATTCGGATTGGCAAGCCAACACGGTCGCGGGCATGGCGAAGGGGGGACGACGCGGCTCCTACATGGTATTGTGCTACGCACGCATGCGCACACGAATGAAAGAGGGTGAGTGGTTCACGAGAACCGAGTACTACGACTTTCAACTAGAAAAAATTGACCGAAACAAAATAAAACATTATACGAACACTCTCACAAAGTCGGGTTTCCTTGAACGCCATTTCAACGGTATTCAATGGCGGATTACTCAGGACGGATTTGCAATGATACGAGAGTTGGATAAGCGTTTCACCATCATGAATCCCCACGGAAACAGTCAAACCGCTTCGGCAATTCATGCCCGCAACAAATCATTGAAAAAGGAAGAGGAGAGCATCCTGAACGGCAGTAACAACACAGTCCCATTCGTTACAAAATAAACAGGACGAAATGTCGTCTGCAAATATTGAGACCAACATAATTAGGTGCGCGGAAGCGCTCAGTGAACTGCGAAAACTTCCCGACGAATCCATCAACACGGTCGTCACATCACCCCCCTACAACAAAAAAGGCATACAGGAAGGCAGAACACAAAACAGCAATCAGATTTGGCAGAAACACAACATTGACTACAACTCGTACCACGACAATATGCGAGAGGAAGAATATCAAGAATGGATAATTGCGGTAATCAATCAACTTCTTCGCGTCATAAAAAGTGACGGCTCAATTTTTTTCAACCACAAACCGCGACGATACAACAACCAAGCACGACTGCCAACCGAGTTCATACATAAAACGAACGCAATAATCTATCAACTCATAATTTGGAATAGACACAACAGTCCAAATATTCGTAAAGACCATCTACTGCCGAACACCGAACATGTGTATTGGTTGACGAAAAACAAACCCCGCACCCACAGGGAAAATGTGAACCCTGATTACATAACCGAAATATGGAATATCGCACCGCCAAAACAAACGACTCACCCTGCACCCTTTCCCCAACAACTTGTAGAGAACTGCATTCTTCTCACGACCATAATTGGTGATGTCGTGCTTGACCCGTTCAACGGAAGCGGAACAACAACCACCACAGCAAAACGATTGGGACGAAAATACATCGGCTACGACATAGACCCCCGATATGTTGAAGATGCTCAACTAAACATGGAACGACAATGAGAGAATACGACATACCACCAAACTTCTTGAAAGACCTCCAACACGGAGAAAACGGGGAACAAATCATTCGCGATTTCCTCAATGACGCCAACAGCGGCTCAATAGAAATCAAAACAGACCGCTACCGCAACGGCAGAATCGCCATAGAAACCGACCAAAATCCACGCAACGAAGGTTGGAAAAAATCGGGCATCAACATCACCACCGCGAAATGGTGGGTTTACCAATACCACCTAGACGGTACATTCCTCATGATAAAAACCGCCCGTATGAAACGCTATATGCGGGCGCACCCCGAACGATTCAATGAAAAGAACAAACAAAACTTTGCACCCAAAAGCGACAACCCCGCCAAGGGCTTTATCCTTGAACAACACGAAGTAATGGACATGATGCTCAACCCGAAATACGACCAACCACAATGACCTACCCGATAATGCGTCTCACCGCCAAAGAAGTCATATACCTACGCAAATGGGTCAACGACTGCTACGAAAACAAACGCCAACACAAAGTCACCGACCGCAAATACACCGCCACCATGACCCCCAAGGGCATCATCATGATGGGCAAAGCAGGAGAAGTAATCACCGCCCGCCACTACGGAACCACCGTTGATTGGGACATCTACATCGGGGCAGACCACGGACACGACACCACCATCAACGGCAAAAGCACAGAAATCAAAACCTCAACCCGCAAAATACTCATCATCAACGACCCAAAGCACTGCAACTACGGGCTATGGAAACCCGAAACAGAACAATGCCTAGTCGTATGGTGCAATCAACCATCCACACAACTAGAAAACATCGGCACGAACACACAATTCCAAATACTTGGCGGAACCACACGCGAAAACTTCTTCGCAAACGCCGAACACGCCGACTTCGGACACGGACCGCGCCTCGTACTAAAAGAACACCAACTCACCAAAATCTAGAACGCAAAACACCTCGCTCAACAATCTTAAAAACCTGAAACGAAACGCCGCCCCAACCCAACAACAACCCCCTCCACGTCACCAACCCCGAATACATCCCACACAACATCCCCAACCCGAGAACCCGACTTCACACACAAATCCACAGCATCAGCAGACAACCCCACTCCACCACCACCCAAAAACCATACCGACCGCCGATTACGCAAACCATCCTGACGCGTCAAATTAGAAGAAACACCTTTCCCATGCACCACCCTCTGCGTCCCATTACGCCTACCATCATCAACAATCACATTCCCCGCCGTAGCCCCCGCCGCTTTGCGCTCCAACCAAGTAGCCCCAGGTTTCGTTTTCGCACGCTCAGAAATCGCCAAACTATTAAAAAAATAGCCGCGCCCCTTAGACAACAAAAACAAATACCGATGCAACCGAACTACCTCACCATCAACAACCCCCTCCGACACCAACACCACATCCTGACGCAACCACCAACCCCACTTCTGCAAACCGAAACCAACCCGCCACGGCAAACCCAAAACCCCGTCATCCCCAACAACATCATCAACCGCCAACCACACCACACCATCCACAGACAACCGTTCCCACACATCAGAAAACACATCAACCACACCGTTCACACACCCATCAACCGACCCCCCAAAACTGTGAGGCACAACAGACACCACACACTGAACCATCACCCCCAAACACTAGCCCAACAGTCCCAAACTTCACAAAATAAACGGCGCGCCGACACCAACACAAAATTTTACCAGACCCCTCTGGCATAATGCAGAGCGAATATACATTTTACCAGACCCCTCTGGTGTAATACAGAGCGCATATACGCAATACAGAACGCATATATAAAACCTCCCAAAAAGACACCGACAAACCCAAAAAATTTTTTTTAAAAAGGTTGACAAACGCCGCGGCGGACTGTAGCCTTATACCATAACAATGACAACGCCGAAACATCGGCAGAAAGAAGAACAGCAATAATGAATAAACCAACACGAGCAGAGGTCAAGGGCAGTCTGCCAATACAACACATAGCGGACGCTATTTGGGAGGAGTTGTATCGGCAGGCGTTAGACCGATGGACGGTCTGTGCGATAGTTCAATCAATAAGTAACGCGATTGACGACAACTATTACAGAGAAGATGAGGGTAAACACCCGCGGGAAACCCGAAGTGAACTCTTTAGAGAAGCGTGTGGCTACTACGAATGGGCAGACCACGACTCTATGGAAGGATTCCCCTATTCCCGCACAAGAGACGCCGACTAATTCGGCAGGGTGGCTGGCAGACATCGGGGTTCAAGTCCCCGACACCCACAAAACAAATACATCACCCCCACACTCCCCAACTCCACAAAATAAACACCACACACACCACCAAAAATTTGGCGCACACCTGCCCACGACGCCCTGCCCGAGCCCGCAGGTCGCAGTCCCGTCTATTAGTTTGAGAGGGGGGCGAACATGTGTTCGCCTTGTAGCGAACATGTGTTCGTAGCGAACATGTGTTCGTTTTGTTTCGTTCGTTTCGTTCGTTTCGTTTGTTTCGTTTGACTTGACATCTTATGAAGTTTGTTGTATGCTGTTTGTTGTATGACCGTTTATTATGATTATCGTTACGACATCGCACCTTGTCATGAAGAGCGAGGTAAGTGGTTTGTTGTAGACACTCGTAATCGTTATTGTCGTGTGTCTAAGTGGAATAGTAAGAGTGAAGCGTTGCGTGAAGCGTATCGTTTGGATAGACGCAAGTGAATCGTCATCGTCTCATCGCATAGTCATCGTATCATCGCATAGTCATCGCACAGTCATCGTGCGGTCATCGCATAGTCATCGCCGTTGAGCGAGTCGCAGAGGCTACGGGTGACTACGGGTAACTATTACTATCACCTCATAGATACCATCTCACTATCATCTCTCACTACTATCACTACTCTCATTACTCTCACTCATTACTCTCACTCATTACTACCATTACCCCATAGATACCATCTCATCTCACACTATTGACATCATCTTATTCTTTCATTACACTATTAGTGAGAGTAACAACAACTAACAACTAGCAGGTACACAAGTGAGCAACAACTATTACAACAACTGTCAGAACATAACTAATCGTGCTCGTGACATAGCGATACTTCGTAAGACTGAAGTATGTCGCAAAGCGAAAGGTGTAGCAGACACCAACTCAATGGTGTTGCTAGGTTACAAACACGATTTCGTAGGTGTAGAGAACACACTCAAAGGCAACCCCATTGACCATCTACCTCAGATACTGAGCAACATAGCGCAGGCAGGTTTCATCTATTGGCATAACCTCACCTTCATAACTGAAGCGTTTATGCGAACGAACCTAGAACGCTTTGACATCGGCAAGTATGAGCACGGTGACCTTGAGAAAGATTACAAAGAGAATCCGTTGAGCGAGGTCATTGAGGGTTTCGCTATCTCAACAATAACTTGGGAAGGTGACTCACTCACACAATTCACACCGTTTGGCTATGACGACAAGGGGCGACCCGAGTTTCAGGAAGTGTTCGCACCGACAACACCCGAAGGGTTTGAGACACTCGCACGGGTAGGTGGGCGAGGCATAGAGATACTCAAGTCGTTTGCTAACTACTGTCGTGAGGAGTTGGATAGCGCAGAGGGGCGAGTCTATGTTGAGGCGGTAAAAGAACTCATTGAGGAGAAAGGTTTGCGTGACGCTATCGCATACCTATCTGAGATTCGCAGTAAGAACGATGACGATAACCCGAATCTGAACTGAGGTCTACGGGTGGCTACGGGTTGCTAGTTCCCGTAGTCACCTATCAACCATCACAAGCGATAGTCGTTGAGCATCTCATCTTTCACGAAGTCTCCCTCATCCAACGATGCGGAGTAGACGGTTGTTCGTGTGATGACCGATGACATCGCACCTTTTCGTGAGGCGTGTCCGAGCATCCGCTTTGCGTAACCCTGTGCTTCCTCTTCTGAGTTGAGAAACTCAATGTGGTAGTCCTCGGTTTGCTTTGCGCCGTTTGTGATAGTGGCTCGGAGTTCCACTATGAACCAACTTGCATCCATTTCGTTGCCTTGCTTTCTCCTACTTTCGTAGGGCTAGTAGTTACCAACCACCTTACGGGTGGGGTGTTACACAGTTAGATTTCGCTATGAGCGTCAATAAACGACAGAATCCGCTGAGCCGTAGTATCACCGTCATACGCAGGCGACGCTTTCAGCCATCGCACAAAGTCATACCACCGACGCTGTTGCTCGCTGTCATCAAACACAAGTGTGTACTGAACCACCGCACGGCTACCACTACTGCCAACGACTGCCGATGAGCCTTGTGTGAGTGCCTTGTCAATGTCTGTATCCGCAGGCGCAATAACGCCGTCACCTGAAGCGGTTTCCACCACACGCATCACGGGTGCTACGGGTGCTACGGGAGTAGTGGGTTCTATCATCACGGGAGGGATGAAAGTGTTGTCATCCTCGCTAGTGCCGTAATCAGACTCCAACGAAGCGAACTCAAACTCATCCCACCCCAACGACCCGAACAACTCGTCGTAATCCTCACCGAGTTGTTCCATCATCTCAAACAACAAGTCGTTATCCACCAACCCCAACTCAGTAGTCCGATTATCGGCAAGGGCGAAAGCGATAGCACGGGCATCATCACCGTCAAACTCAACGACGGCAACATCTTTCCAACCGAGGCGACGACACGCCTCAACCTGATGATTACCTGCGATGACTGTCAAAGTCCCGTCATCGTTCTTCTTCACCACTACGGGTTTCACCCGACCGAACTCTTTGTACGATGCCATAATCGCATCAACATTTCCCTTACGGGGATTCCCGTCAAGTGGCACAAGTTTCGTAATGTCTACCGCTAGATGACGGATGCTTTCGTGGATGTTTGACTCAGACGCCACACATACCTTCGCACTCTTGCCCGAAGTTATCGCCGAACAAGTCAAGGATGCCTTTCTCGTAATCTGTCCGCAGGTCGGCTTCGGGCAACGGGACTCGTGAAGAGTGGAGGTAGGCAGTTCCTCTCAACCGTTGAGCGACATGGGGGATGCTTCGCAAGTCACGGTCAAACGCAACCGCATCATCCCACTCCTCGGGATTCTGTTTGAGGTGACGCCACTCGTCTTGATTCTTGAACGGGCATCCGATACAAGCAGACCTTGGCGGGCGAGGGTATCCGTTTTTTTCGCACCAATCAATACAGTCTTGACGGGTGAGTTTATTATCCACCAACGGGTAGTCGTTCCGAATCCACGAGAACTCGGGGTCTCGCATACGCTGAGATTCGTCGTACGAGATACCGATAACCGTCGTAATCCGATGCTCTTTACACCGTTGCCCCGACTTGAGTCCCGCCAACTCTCGTTGCTTCTTCATCAACGGACCCAGTTTGTATTCGCTCGTACATTGGCGTCGTACCATGCCTTTATTGCCCTCTTCGTTGGTTAGGTGTAACGGCATAGACGCATACCGTTTACCTTCGGCAAGGAAGTCTTCACGGATGTTGCCTTTAGAAACGATGTGGAACGGCATCCCGTTTTCTTCCATTATTCCTCTGAGCCATTGGAGATGGGCATACACCCTCTTGGGTTCCCATCCTGTGTCTGCGAAAACAACATGGTCAGCCTTCGGGAGTTCGCCTTTGACCATCATCAACAACAACGCAGTTGACTGTACGCCCGCCCCGAGGGACAAGACTCTCAACGGGTATTCACTCACGGAACCACCTGAACTCTCACATTGGCGTTGAGAGTTCTTAGTGAGTCAAGCGACGCACGAACTGACAACAATTTTTCTCGCTTCGATTTTACCAAAGCCTCCGCTATCTTGTAACCATACACCTCGTCGGACAGTTTGTAGTCAGCCCACGCTTCCCGTTCTTTTATTGACCCCTTTGCCGACAGATACTCTTTCGCCCAATTCGCTTTCATCAACGCTTCCTTTTTGGCGCAGTCAAGACTCAACGCCTCAAACGCCTCAGTTTCCTCTTCCAACATGGTCATCAAACGCAAGATTTCACGCTCAACATCAACCTGACTGATGGGTGTTGTTCTCGTCATAGTCCCGCCGTCTCCCACTCTACGCCACCTAAACCTTTTAGTTGTTCCGTATTCCAAGTGTATGAACTCAAACCCAACTTGGCAAGCAACATTTGTTCCAAAACCCAAGCGTCGCAACGGTCATCTGCGTCATTTCCTTCCCACACGATGCCCGTCATACGGGTGATTTCCTCCATAACCTGAACTTTTCCTGCGTTTCCTTTCCCCGTCGCGAACTTCGCACGGCAAGTCGGAGGAATTACGACGAACGGGATTTTCCGTTCGTACAAGGCGACCCTGACGACACCGCCAAGTTCACCGATGCTGTGTGCCTGCGAGTAGCGGGACATGTAGGAGTAGTTCTCTATGGCGACAAGTTGGATGCGTTGCCCTTCGCACACCGCCATCACTTTGTCTCTGACCTCAATGAGCCGTTCAGCACCACGGGTGTTTGGGCGAATACTGTCCGTAACACCGCCGTATGAGACACCCGTTGAGGTGAGCGACAAGTCAAGTCCGAGCGTGTTCACCGTTCCCACCCGTGTTTCGCCAACCCCAACTCAAAAGCCAACTGCGGGTAATCGCCGATGCGTCTGTGGCACGGGCGACAAACCGCCAAACAGTTCGCTTCATCTACGATGCTTCCGCCTTGCGACCTTCGGATTATTTCGTGAACATCCTGAGATTTGCGCTGAACAAAAGTGACCTTGCCGTCGTACTGTGCGAACACAACGCACGCCTGACAGTACGGGTGTTTCGCCAACAGTCCCGACACCAACTCACGGCGAGTTTCATACAATTTCTCCCGTTTCTGCGAACGCTTCCGTAACGGGGTTCGTTTGAGTGGTTTATTTCTTTTTTTCACGGCGAACACGGGATGTTCTGTAAGTTAGACCGTCACCGTCTTTCAGTCGTTTCCCACATTTGAGACAAAACTCTGCCCACGGGTAGATTATCCTATGACTCAACGGGTGTTGACACTCAACGATGTCTCTCGCTTTCGTGACCGCCACTTCCCTCACGAACTCCGACATGGATTTGCCTTCGTGTTCCGCGGCGCGCTTTATGAGTTCGTGGTCTTCTTTCGTTGCCCGAATCAGAATTTGGCTTTGTGCGGGTTCGCCTTCGCTTGTTCCCTGAATCTTCTTACGAGACGGGACTAACTTTTTTGCGACTCTTTCCATTTCGGGAACGATGTTGTCTTCGGGTGAGTCGCTCATGACGGGTTTGCTTTGGCGTTACTCAACCATGTTTCTGCTTCCAAAACTGATTTCTCCAACCCGCTAGACCACAAGTAGTTGAGTTTCGGGGCAAAACCTTCTCTGAACCATGTGGGGAAATTCCCTTTGATGGCTTCCTCTGCGGACATCGGGTCGTATTCGTTGAGCGACTTCATGGCTTTCATCGCACGGGTTTGCCACTCAACTTGCTCCCGTATCCACGCCGAGGTTTGGTCAAGACTGCTGACCGTAGGGTCTTGGGCTAGTCCCGCTACTGCGAGTATGACATCAACGCAGTATTTCGGTGGTAGGTATTCCTGAACGCCCTCTTCGTTCTCGTCAATGTCTCCGTCTTGGTACACGGCGGTCACTAATTGGCGGATTTCTTCGGGGAATAGCCCGTTGAGTGCTTTTGTCAATTCCGAGACTTTTTGGGGCATTTCACTAGATTACTTCACTACGGGTTTTGCGCCCGAAAGGGGTATTTAGGTGTGACAAAAGTCCCCTTGACAAACCGCCATTTAGGTACTACGATAGTAGGTATGGAAACATTACTAAACATAATCCCGAACCTAGACCACGAGGGCTACACCGCTCAGCGTGTCTTGTTTGCGGGCGACATACACGGCGACGAACACCACGCTAAGTATGTATTCGCAGAGGCACGCAAGCACGGCTGTACGCACATCATCGCTTGTGGCGACTTCGGTTATTGGGTACACATACCGAGAGGCGAGAAGTTCGTGAACTTGGTTGCGTCACTCGCAGAGAAGAACAACATCAAGTTCCTGTGGGTAGACGGTAATCACGAGAACCACGACATACTCCACGACCTCGTACAACTGTACGGTGACTCAGCACCTATTGACACACCAAACGAGTGGTGTCAATGGATTCCACGAGGCTGTCGTTTCCAAATCGGAGACCAAATCTTCATGGGCTACGGCGGTGCGTACAGCGTGGATTGGAAACAGCGCGTAGAGGGCGAATCGTGGTGGAGAGGCGAACTCATCAACCCGTTTCACATTGACGAAGTGAGTGACGAGCAAGTGGACATCTTGGTAACACACGAAGCACCACTTGGCAAGGAAATCTCGTACAAAGATGAGATTCCTGTCAGCGTGTCACAGCGTGCGCTCATCAGCGAACTCGTACAAAAAGTTACCCCTTGTCAGGTAGTGTGCGGTCATCACCACACACGAGAAGAGTGGTACATCAACGATGAAATCAAAGTAGATGTGCTAGGTCGTGACGGCATGGGCAAGGAAAGTTACTTGGTGCTAGATGTCTGAGTTGGATAGAAACGACGAACAAATGCGTCTAGCACCGAACTTTGCGGACTTCGCTGAAGAGATTTCAGCGAGGTATCGCAACACTTGGTGCGTTATCTACATCTCGCAACCCGACATGGAACTCGTTTTGTTCGGTCCGTTCCGTGACGGTGCGGAAGCGAGCGAGTGGATACGCACCAAACTCCCCTTCGGTGTAAGGTGTACGGTTATCCCGCTTCGTCGCACCGACAGCAAGCAAACGAAAGAAATCATCTACACACCCTCTCGTCTGCTAAAAAGCGAAGAGTACGCAACGAGCAACAACGAGGTGGAAGCATGAAAGGCAGACCGAGAACCGTAGACATGACAGGAAAGCAAAGCGCAAACAAAACGCTGAGCGTCAAAGTCACCACGAACCAACTGAACAAACTGAAGACCATCGCAGACAGCAAAGGCGTGACAGTCGGAGAGTTAGTCCGAGGGATACTTTTCGTTGCTACGGGAATCTAGAACGGTTCTTCTTCTTCAGAAACCAAAGCGGGCTGAGCCTGTTTCTTCGGGGTAACCGTGCGAGGCTTCGGAGTCGTTTCCGACTTCGCACCCGTTTCCTTCACTTTCTTGGTGTAGGTGTCAATACCATAAACAGAAAGACCGATGTTGTCAGCGACAACCTCAATGGTTGAGCGTTTCTGCCCTTCCTTATCTTCCCACGAACGCTGTTCCAAGCGACCCGTTACGACGACCTTGCTTCCCTTTGCGAGAACATTTCCGCCGTCTTCAGCGAGGGTGCGCCACGCAACGATGTTGAAGAAAGATGTTTTTTCTTGCTTCTCGCCACTTTGGTCAGTCCAATAATGATTCACGGCAACAGAGAAAGTGAGTTTTCCTGCGCCGTTGTTGAGGTACTCCAACTTCGGGTCGGCTGTGATGTTGCCGACGAGTGTTACGGGTGAACCTGACATACTTCGTATCCTCCTAGTGTGATTCGCAGTCCCGATTTGGGGCTACAACTCCACCCTAGCACCTGTTAGGCTGTCCCACATGGCTAAAACAGCGCACGAAGTCCGTTTAGAAATCCACGAACTAATCACCGAAATCTTGGTCAGTTTGGCTGTAGATGATGAAACTCCCGACGAAGAAATAGCCGACATGGAGACCGACTTCGCACAGGTCGCAAACCTCATCTTGGACACCTTCGCTTTTGAGGTAACTTCAGTATCCGAGGAAGACGGGACTACCCGTTTGACAGCCAACCTTTCGTACGATGAGGGCGACCCGTTGAGTGAAGATGAGTACGAGGAAGTAATCGGTGACGAAGCATGACGAGTGAAGAAAGATGGGGTAGTTGGGTTATGCCGACAAGGAACGAGATAAGTTACATCAGGAAGTACAGGACTTTCGGCAAGTATTTGCTTGCGGGTGGAATCATACTCTACTTCGTATTCATGGGTGCTTTCATGTCGTCGTGTATCGGGAACAACTTCTGATGACAAGCAGGGATACTCACGACATAGAGGAGTACGAGAGGGAGAAGAAGACCACAAATGTTCAGCCTTCGCTTCTCATCAAACTGATGGCTGAGTCAGAGCCGTGCTTGTTCTCAAACAAGTCTCCCGTCGCCGTAGTCCCGTACAAAGCGAACCCGAAGTTGTTGGTGATACGAGACCGCATGTTGGATGTCGCTCGGTGGCACGCACAGTTACAGGTGTCGTTTGAGCGAACGCTACTCAGAGAGTTGGTTGGTTAGCGGTTTCCTCGGCGTTTGCCGAATCTTGGTTTCCGTTTCTTGTGGTCGTTTGGGGAGATGACTTCCTCTATTGCGTCAGACAGGTATTTCTGAGTAACCTCGTACACGGAACGGTGCATGTCTCGCAACGCTTCGGTGTCCATAATCTTTTCCCAAATGTTCGGGTCGTAAGAATTGTATTTTCGGAACAACATTTCTTCGGCGTCTTTCCTATCCCACAACAACTCAACATTCCATTTGTGCCGTCGGCAAAGATAGGCAACGACATCACCACCGAGAGTCTCCAAGTCCCGTTCGGGATAATCATCCTCAAACGCGTCGTACAGTTCGTTCATGTGGTAACGAATAAGGTTCATGACCGAATCCTGTTCATCGCTTGACTTTGACATGAATAGGAACAAGTCATAGAGATGTGCGTGCGGAACGGGTAGTTCGGATGGCAATTCCAATTCGGTTGGGTCGTCATCGTTCTCCTCGTCTTCCGCTTCGTAGTCAAACGGGTCTTGGTGCGCCACTCACCAAGATTACCACTCTTGTTGTTGTTGCTCAGTTTCTAAGCGAGTGACAGAACAGCGTTCTGAGCGACAATTTTCTTCTTGTTCACCCACGAGTGCTCTTCCATCGTCGCCAACGCACGGTCTTCGGATGTTCCGCGACGGTGGTGGTCTAGGTACTCAACGATGGTGTTGTAAATACTCCACCCGTTAAAACCGAAACCCGAAGCGTTACGGGGGTTCACATACAACGCACGCAAAGTCCCGTTGATTTCTTCCCAATTTCTCTTGGTGATGTCCTTTGCGTCTGCGTCGGGTTGCTCAAAGACCGCCTCAATGACCTTATCCACACGGTTGGAAGACTGCGGGACTGGAATTGAGAGCATTTTTTCTGCTTCTTCTCGGAATTTGGTCGCCCACTCGGTTGAGATGTGGAGTGCTTCTTGGGCGGTTTGGATGTATTCCTCTGCGTAACGGGTGTGCCGTGCCGTGAATACACGGGTTGCTTGCTTGAGTCCCATGATGACGGTGTTTTGGCAGACCGCACGGATGTCGGTGTTTGCGTACCGAATCGGCCAGAGTCCGTCATGTCCGTGCGAAACCACGAGATAACGGGCGATTTTGTCGTTTACCCCTGTCGGGTCAATGATGAGTGTTCCGAGGTCAATGGTTGCGAAGAATCTTGCGCCACCTTTGAGAACTCCGCAAGTGTCAATAACGGTGTCACCTTTGGATGCGCCGACGACTGCCATCGCCCGTTCTAGAACTTCGCGATTCTGACGCACGTCGTACCGTGTGCCTACGGTGGACAGGGAATCAAAAGTCCCGTCATCGTTCACACGCACGGTCGCACGGCTGTCGTCTACGAGTACGGGTGTGCCGTCAGGGTTTCTGATGAGGTTTCCTTCGTCATCAACAATGGCAACTTTGGTGAGTATGACTTGGTAGTCGGCTTGGGATGCTTCCAACATTTCGTCTACGGTGCGAAGACCGTACATCTTTGTGCCAAGTTTGTGCCACGGGACTTCTCCTGCGTAGGCGAATCGGGCTTTTCCGTCTTTGTTGATTTCTATGTTTGCTGTCATGCGGTCTATGTTATCTGATTAGTGGGCGTTTATCTAGTGGGCGTTTATTTATTTCGGTGGGTATCCAATTGGATACACGGGTGACGAGCGTCACATTATTTGGTGGGGCTACCGTTTCGGGTGGGTTAGGGCTACCGTTTCGGCTCACAGACTAGAGCACCTTGTGCGTAATAACAGTATGAACCACGAACCAAGCACCTACACGGGAGACATCACACTTACTGTCCAACAAATGATGGAAATCCATAAAGCGATACGGTCGCGACTCATGTTCCTCGCAATTGAGACAAACGACGAGCAACACCCGTTCCGTCACGATGACATACAGGTTTTACTGTCGGTTGCCGAACTCCTTGACGAACACGAGAAACGGGCAGTAGACGAGTGGGAACAAAAAGTTGCGCAGACCGAGGCGAACCAACTCAATGACGAGGAAGCACTCCGTAAATTCCTAGACGGAAACTAAACCGCCAAACCCCGTTGCGTGAAAAGCGAAACTATCTCCGCCCCCGTGCCACCACCCAACACTTCCCCGCCGTCGGTCGCCACATCAACGACACCACGCTTGCGTTCTATCAAGTCATGGATGTATT